CCGCAGCATTAGTCAACGTGGTATTCGCGTTTGAGTTGGCTGAAGGCGTCGTGTTATAGATAAGTGCGCCACGTGCCGTAATCGTCGCGTTAGCAAAGGTCAGGTCGGAAAAGTCCGTAAAACCGGTGCCCGAAGACGCATTGTTGTTCGACGTAACAACACCGAGGTTAGTCAACGTGCCGCCACCAGCGGTGTAGTTTGTACCTGTTACTTCGTTAGACGCAGTGTATGCGGTGGTGTTAGCGTCAATAGAAGCCGACGAAGTGTATAACGCCAACTTAAAAGTATCGCCGCCTACGCGGAAGTCGTGCACAGCCAGCATAAGCTCGGCCTTAAACGACGTGGACATTGATTGGGTAATTGCCATCTTAAGGCCTCCTTATGTATCGAGTATCGAGGTAAGCTCTGGATACCCCGCTTGTTTAAATTTACTTACCAGAGTTACGTTATGTGACCGCACGACTTCGTGCATATAATGCACAAGTACACCACGGATGCTATCTTTGAAGGCTTCAGCTTGGTCACGAATGGCTGGATGTGCGCTGCTACCGACATGGATAATCTTATCTAACGCACGCTCGGCAACTTCCTCCGGCGTATGACCACGCCCTTCGGTAGCCATAACCATGACGTTTCCAACAATACCTGAAACGGGATCAAACATCTATAGCTCCTACTGGACCGGATACCGGGCTTGGGGAGTGCGGTACATATCCTGACGGTTTTTGCCTTCGCCAAGTTGTTTGAGCATACCCATCGCGTCGTCGTACCGTTTCTGGTATTCAGCGTTGACGTCCTGCTCACCCTTCATAAAGATATACGCCTCGACAAGCGCGCCATAAAGCAATGCACTGTCGAAATTATCACCTAGCCAGCTTGTACCCGCAGTCACAATCGACTCTGGGTAGTAGAAGTAGTGTAGTTCGACTGCATAGTTATCGTCTGGCGTCGGCCCCAAGATGTATGAGTTCTCGTCAAAATAGGCGTAGTGCGTGGGTATACCTTCGTCATCTGGGTTAGGAAACGACTGCCGGATGTAGCTTACATCCTTGTTAAGCAGATACTCATAACGCCCTGTATCGTCGATAACCGCCATGGAGAAGTTAGCTAGCCAGTCTGAAGGCACCGAAAGATATTTGTTACCTGACGTCATGTTACCCGTCACGTTCTTACGCAAGTCAAGCAACTGCACCGTGTTAAAGATGCGCTGCTCGGCCTGTTCGATAAACGTGTTGATCTGTTCGGTAGACGTCAAAGTCACCGTGCTGGAGCCGTCAGAGCCGGTCCATGAGGTGTTGGGGAAGTCGTTTTCTACATAACCCTTAATTGTTTCAAAAAGCGTATTATAATTGATAGCACACCTCCTGCAGGGTGAACGTACCCGCTATTTTCCTGTTGTGCCGTATAGCTTCTGACACGGTAGTCCTGCGTACACCTATATACACTGCTGCAGCGCTGCGCGAGAGAAAAGAAATTTGTAACTCCGGGCAATAAACAGGTTTCCATTTAGCCTTGGCCGACGCAGCAATAGCACTAGCAGATGGCTTACGTCCGGTAGATGCGGCGATACGACGCGCAATAACTTCAGGGCGTTTGCTTGCTTCAATACCCCCAGCTATACGTTTTGCACGTGTTTCTGGGTTAAGCCATGACGCAGTAATTGAAGCACTGCGGTCTTTAGGTTGTTTTTCTAGTTTATTGTGGTCAGCCCAACGCGCCTTTGCGCCCGCACCGGTCTTACCTACCCTACGACCGTAATCCGCATAGCGGCCATCGGAAGCAGCTTTGCGTATAGATGCTACAGTAGTTTCACGCCATACAGGGTTAGACCAGCGTTTTTTAGCTGCTTCTGAGAGCCGCGCCCGTTCTGCATCTGATACAGTCCTAGGCCTACCTGCGCCGCCACAAGTTGAGTTATACGTAGGGGAATACTGTGCTATAATTGTTTTTTCCGTAGCGTTTAATTTCTCGCGTGTCGGTGCGGATGCTACCACATCGAAACAAAAGTTTTTATATTGTGTATCCGCTACAGCATGGTGAAACTTAGTTTTGGGGTTACGCGAAGAAACCTCATGGGCACGAAAGCGCACGTGCGGCGGCTGCTTCGTTTGCCCCACATACTGCTCACCTGTTATAAGGTTGGTGGCAATATATACCACGCCCCACGCACCCATATGTATTTACCCCAGTTTCTTGCTGCTATGCGTACCTTTAGTAGCCGCACCAGTACCGCGAGTTTTCACAGTCTGAGTGTTGGCTACGTTGTTTGGATATCCGCTATTGTTCTCGACAATAGGCACGTTCTTCGGTTTGTAGTCCATATTATTTACCCCGTGAAGATTTCTTCTGGTTGGCGATTTTGGCTAAGTTACGACCCATTGCACCCATTTGTGCGTTGGTCTTGCCGCCCTTGGCCATCTTAGTTAGCGGTTGGCCCTTGTGCATTGCGCGCTCGTGCTTGTGCACGGCCTTTGCTGCGGTGGCCTTGTCTTGCTTCAAATCTTTCTTATCCATCACTAATTCTCCGTCTCAACTGTTACGGTCCCTACTTGACCATTACCTAATAGCGTATTTGGAAGACCAAATAAACCCAAAGGATTATTTAACCCTACAGGGGCCCAACCCCACTGAATTATGCGGCTACCATCGGTTGGGTTATTGTTCACGTTTAGACCCGCTTGGCCGTAGCTATTATCTGGCCTAGGGTCGCGTAGTGCCTGTGGGTCATCCACGGGATACATACCCAACTGAAGCTGCGGCTGGTCTGGTTCCCAGCAAGTGGGGCACACGAGGATGTTAATGTTCTTGGTCTTAATGACAAGCCGCTTGAGCTCTTTAAGCTTGTAGCGGAAATTACAGCGGTCGCACTGAGCGATTGCCCACTTACCAGAGGCGAACCTATTAGGCATATATCACCGGAAATACTGACGAGGCGCGATACGCAAAGGTGCTTTCTCGCGGTCCTCATCAGCAGCCTGCTGCCAGAGTTCTTCGTATTCTGCTTTGAGCATTTGGCTGCGGTCAAGCGCGCCGGGAACCTTTAGGGATAGGTGGTACGCGAGACCAGCCACCAGACAAGGGAGGAACCTAAACGGTATATCTTGCGTAGTAACACCATCACCAGCATCCTGTAAGCGGCGCAAGCGCCAGTAGACAAATGTATAATAACTGTTTTGATCCGGTGCGGGCCACACATTGATCTGCGGGGGCTTTACACCATCTACCGGATAGTCTGCACCTGACTGGCGATTAATCCACACTTGGATAGGCCGACCCTGCGCGTTCTTATTTGGGATAGTCGAATACGTGTCGATGCTGATACGGTTAATAGTGATATCAGTCTGCTGCTGGCCCGTCTGGGTGCGCACAACATGCTCAAGTAGGTCTATAGTGTCTACAGGCAGGTCATAAACAATCTGTCCCTGCACCATGGGGATCGAGCCTTGCTCGATGGTCCACAGGTTAATACCACGGTTAGCCCACTCAATAGTAAGCAAGTTGAGGCTACGGCGCGCAGTGCGCAAGTCATAGCCCGTGCGAAGCTCAGCCCCACAACGCTCAAAAGCCTCTTCGACTAGGTCGTTAAGGTTGAGATTAAATGCTGTGGTTCCGCTAGTGGTCATCGGTACTTAGCTGCCTTCTCTGCTATGGCCTTCGGCTGCTTAACAAACTGCTTGCCCGCTTTTATGCCTGCGCGTTTCGCCTTGCTTGTAGCAGAGTATTCCTGCGAACTCAAAGCCTCACGTGCTTTCTTAGGTAAGTAGCGCTCACCCGTAGCTTTTGGCCCTTGAGTAGACGGCTTGCCTGACTTGGTTCCCCAGTCTTCCTTACCCCATTTGGACAGGGACTTCTGAGCTTCCGTCTTCGGGCCGCTGTAGCTGCCACCAGACTTCTTGTATCGTTGGGTCGCAAGCTGGGCTTTACGGGCGGACCATTGACCTGCGTTTCCACCCTTGGTGCCAGCTTTTACACTGGCAACAATACGCTTCCACTTAGGTTCGTCCGACCGAGCCACTTATCTACTCCCAAAAAATCTCATCTGCTGCATACGGCGCATAGCAGCCATACGTGGGTTTTCTTGGCCTATTTGCTGCGTCGTTGGGGCTTGTGGCATAGTTCGACCTCGCGGACCGCCCTGTCGCTGCGGTTGCTGCATTATCGGCTGTCGTTGCGGGTCATCCGCATTCCGATCTTGGCGCATTGGGTTTTGC